CAGTGTAGTTACTTTCAATAAGCTTGATCACACCTACCTGCAGGGGATTAGTTCCGTCTTGATAATATAGCGTATCTAGTAGGGAACTTAGATAAGGTATTATAGTGATCAACCCTGCAGGGCTTCGATAAAAGTTTCTTCCTATATATGTAGTGCCTGATGTTGCAGTTATCTTTTCATTAACAGGGATACCAACCGTTGGTACTAGTGTAATAATAGGATCTGATGGAGTAGGACCCGTAGTATATGTAATTTGATAAAAGTAAGTACTTGCACTTACGTCACCATAAAACATAACGGTTTTATCTTCTAGTGAAGTTAATCCATCTATATTACCAATTTCACTTAATAACTTACCATTGATCTGGTCATATAGCTTATCGGATACCACATCAACTAAATTATTTCCCGAGAAGATATACTGATCTTGCGCGTCTTTATAAGGTACTTCAAAAGTTACCAATCCAACATTAGCCCCATTATTTGTTACACCAAATACATCTCGTGTTTGCATATTGGGTTGGGCGGGGTCATAACCGGTAACTCCTGGTTGACCTTGAATCCAAAATTCTGTAGCTTGACTGACTTGAAAAGTATAAGTGCCGCCCCGCAGTAAAGTAATACTTGGGTTAATAGATCCAACTGGATTGGTGTCACTAGTTATTTCATACCCATTTGGTAAATTAGTAACTACATATGCGCCGCTATTATATACTGTGTTAGTTGAAACATTAACTGTAGGGAATGAAGTATCGCTTATCCAATAGTATTGGGTATAGTTAATAAGCGGGTCTAGGTTAGTAAATGAATCAAAAGAATAAAATTCACTGTTAAACAATCTGTCATTGTTGTTTGTAACCCCACCTGCTAGTTTTAGTGCATCTATAATACCTGGATAGCTAATAAAGTCTTGTGCGGTTGAAGTATCTTTTTTAGTAAAAACTACGCCAGGCTCTAACTGATAGTCTGTTCTTGTCTTAGTAGGTTCGACAACATAATAATCTTTAGCATTAATTCCATACCCAAATTTACTACCAACATACCCCTCTATCTTCATCGTATTGGGCTGATCAACTATTTGATCTAGTGTAGCTCCCAAAAATTGTGAATTGGTAGGAGTTCTAAATATGTCTGGTAAAAAATTCAGTGTGCGGATTCTAGTTGCCATCTTAACTCTCTAAAAAATATTATCTATTAGTACTTATCTGTAGCTGAGCCGGGGTCAATGCAGCAATAACGATTACATCGTTAGCATTTGCACCATTAACGAAAATTTCATATGGAGCTGATTTTATCTCATATAAGTCTCCAAACGACATTGTAGGATCATTTGGCACCAATACTACTGAGCTAACTAGTTCACCGCAGGTAGTATGTAAGTACCCACTTAGTTCAGAGAAATAAAATGTGTCCCCAAAATTCCAATTATTAATTGAGAAATAGTCATTCATAGCAGATAATATCGCACTACGAATTTCACTATCGCTTGCACTGGTGTTTAGAGCCTTAATAACTTTAACTGTTCCTTGCAATTGAGCCTCAGCCTTTGTTCCAAATAGTGGCTGAAAGTATACACTATTTAATATAAGACTATCAGTCAACATTTTATAATCGTCTAGCTGACCATATGCTTGCTGTAGTTCATTGATAGTTGGTCTTGATGGCTCAGGTACAGTACCTGTAGTATCTTGTAACCAATTTGTATAACTAGTATAATATGCTTGTGTTACCAAATACAAATCAATAATGTTGGTAGTAGCAGGGTCAATTCTAGTAGTATTATTACTATTATGACGATATTGAAATTGTAACCCTTGACGACCAGGTCTCATTAAATATTGAGGCTGCGCTATTAATATATAATATGGGGTTGTTACTGTAGGATCTTGTACGGTAACATAGAATACATTATATAGCCCATTCGAATCAGTCTCACCGTAAGCATAAAACAGTTGTCCCAATGGGTAGTCATATTTAACTACTTCAATCGCTGATTGTGTTGGATACTGATAAGCTACATCATCTGTGGGTATTAATTGATATCTAGATAAATTTACTGGGTCCTGTATCAATTCAAAGAAAGTGTAGATTCCAATATTACTAGATCCTGTAACATACCCTGTTACCGTGGTAAAGAAATCAGGATCAGTAACTACTGTTCTATCATTAACATCAATACTTGCTACTTGAACTTCAAAATCATTTACATATCCATCGCTTTCTACTGTTTGTCCAATTACGGTTACTGGGACAGGAGTTGTTAGAGGATAATTAGAACTAGGCTGAGTATTTGTTTCTAGTACTTTTACATAGTCTGCTAACACTTTACCAGTAAAAGGATCATAAATTACTTGTCCATTTTCAAATGTAAATCTAGTATCCGCTACGCTACCAAAGTAATATCTAATTGAGCGATATGAGATTTGATATCTGCCGGCTCCTTGACTCAAGAAATTCACGAACCATCCAGGTGTATTATAAGTGTCTATACTCCATCGAATTTGATTAATTGTTAGTGAGTTATTAAAAAGTAGCGAGAAACTTTGATTCAATTCCATTTTAGTTATCGCTTCTGCGATAACAACATCTGGTAATACGTTGGTAAATACTGGTATTACAACTGTAATGACAGCGCCTCCTGGTACAAATCCATTTAATGTTACAGGGCCTGTACCATTTGCAAAGTTACCTTCACCATAGTTATAACCATTACCGTCTACAATAAGAACAGTAGTCCAATAATATGTTATATCGGATGTTGTTGGTATTCCAGAAATCAATCTATGATTTTGATCAAAATAATAACCTAATGGAGCGGTTACTTTGATTAGTGCGCCCTTAGTAATATACTTTGCATTATAACTTGAGAATGTACCTATAGGGATAGGCACTTGACCAGTCCCAAACACCTGATTATAAAAATAACCAGTAATACTATTGGTATCTACAGTGCTAGTATTCCAATATACTATACCATCGCCCGAAGCCTGATTCAAATTATATCTTGGGTAATTTTGAAGATAATACTGTTTAGCTCGGTTATCTGATAGTGCGAGTAAAATTTTGTCTGTTAAAACAGCAATAATTTCATTTACATTATTAACAGTAGCTATGATACCACCGTTTGAACCATCTTGATAAAGCGCGCCATCATTTGCAAATGAATTTGTGCTGCTGTATTTGCCAGTTGGGTCTAATAAGTCTAAGTTTTTTGAAACTCCTACTGAACTACGATTTATTGCTTTACTTTTTATAATTGAACTGTATAGAGTATATGGAAAATTATTATAATCTTCACCATTGACCATACGGTTCTGTGTATAGTAACGAGCAGGTGCTCGCAGCTTGATTTCAGCTAATGATTCTCTAGCTAATGCTGTGGTTACGGGAAGTTGTAATTCTAGTCCAATCGTCAGAGATTCTGTTCTACCTGTTCTGCTAATATAACTAATTGTTACCGAAATACCCTGCATTTCTGTTGGATCGATTGTATAAGTAAGCGCATTTCCCGCACGAACATAAGCACGATAAGGACCAACTGGGATTTCTGAGAATACACCGTCACCAAATGCATAAGCAACTTGGTCGTTAAATCTTGAAATAACAGAAAATATTTTCTTATAACTAGATTCTGTTTGTAGTTGAGCATTTGCATATACACTAGCTACTTCTTTCCAAAATAGTTGAGTGCCATTATTAGCACTTAATTGATATAACCAAGTATCGGTGTTATTAATACCTTGAATGTTTCCAATCTCTACTACTTGATTTGATATCTGTTGGGGTAAATTAAAATCATAATTAGTTAGTGTGCCCTGCTTAAAGTAAAAGAAGAATCCTGTATTGGGGCTACCATAACCCAACTTATCATTACGATATACCATGTTAAATCTTCCTGATGGGGCAGGTGGTATTTCATATACATAATCTTCATCGACACTGGTTACACTTACAAGTTCAAAATTCATATTAATACCGTCTACTTGTGATGTAAATGGTATAACGGGCAAGTTACCTGGAGGTATACTAAGTGTATATTCGTCTGTTTTAATGCCTAGAATAGTCTGACTATTTCCTGGACGACCAACTCGTTGCACATTAATCAGTGCTGCATTAATGATAGTATTAAATTGTTCTAACCAGTTAACATTAACTGGATCATTCCAAAGCACAGGTAAGTTACTCAAATTAAACCCATTCAAATCAGTAAGATTTTCTGTTGTTTGGATAGTACTAACTTTTATATATCCCTGTCCTGCTATGTTTCTTTTTGGGTTGTAGCTAACTAAATTTGCTAGTTTGATAACGCTATCTCTACGTTCAGCAGTATCAATAAAGTTTTCGCGGGCGTTAAGATCGTTACGAAACGCAAGACCTTGTCCCATGAACGCCATAACATCTAGCAGCGCAATGAATTCGCTACTCTCAATATAGTCATTGAATGTTTCAGGGTAGTAGGTGCGTAGATAATCTATGAAACTTTTTCTAAGAGTTTCATAGTCATAGCTTTTAAAATCAGCTTGACGAAAGGTCTGATATATTGCCTTCCAATCGTTTACACCAAATAATGATGATTGTCGTGATGAGGTTGCCATGTGTATTCTCTTTTATGTATTTATCATACCTAAAAGCACTACTTTTATTGTAATGTTGCGGTATTTGTAGCGTTATCAAAGAACACTGCTAGCAATTGTGGATCATTAAATGGAGCTATAGCTAACTCCATTTCAATCAATATACCATTTTCCTGAGTATAAGCGTTTACCGAATTTACAATTAATCTAGGATCTTGAGCGGCTACCCGTTGGATTTCATCTTGAAGTGCGAATTGGGTGTCAGTGGTATTGGGTTCAAATATAAATGACCAAAGAGTAGTACCATATGCAGGATTTCCTACTTTTTGACCTTGTGTTATATTAAGTGCATTAACAAAATCTTGTATTACTAAAGGTTGGTCTAGCAATCGGTATTTTTTACCAATATTGATTGATTTATTTCCAACATATATATGGCATATTTATGAAGAATTGGATCTTTCCTATGAGCTTGATCTGAAAAAAAATATAAATTTATATAAAAAAAAGATGGATTTACAAGAGGCAAATACTTGGAATGATAAGGTTGATGTATTTATCTCAGATTTTAGACGCCCAGTTCAGGGTAGTACCATTTCACTAAAGAAAGAAGATACGCCATTGCAAGAAAGAATAAATAAAATGATGTTAGAGGATGTAATGTTTAATGTAGAACTTATGAGGGCTATCAAACCAAAAATAGGTGCCGGTATTAAATTTAAATCACCCCATGTTGATCCATTCTCATCTGAAAACATTGAAA